AATCAAAGGTTTACAGTTGTTGAGGCAGAGAGTAAAGAAGAAGCGAAAGAGAAGTACAAGGCGCGAAATGCGCCAGTTGATGGAGCGACCAACTTAAACGATATCAAATCAAATATTGGTATCTTTCACGTTGAAAAAGTCGAACCAAACGAGGGTATGGTGGATATTAATATTGAGACAATGAAACCATTCGAGGAGGCAGATGATGATTAACATACCTAAAATGAAATTCCCGAAAAAGTACACTGAAATAATCAAAAAATATAAAAATAAAACACCTGAAGAAAAAGCTAAGATTGAAGATGATTTCATTAAAGAAATTAATGATAAAGACAGTGAATTTTACAGTCCTATGACGGCTAATATGAATGAACATGAATTAAGGGCTATGTTAAGAATGATGCCTAGTTTAATTGATACTGGAGATGACAATGATGATTAAAAAACTTAAAAATATGGATTGGTTCGATATCTTTATTGTTGGAATACTGCGATTATTCGGCGTAATCGCACTGATGCTTGTTGTCATATCGCCTATCTATACAGTGGCTAGTTACCAAAACAAAGAAGTACATCAAGGGACAATTACAGATAAATATAATAAGAGACAAGATAAAGAAGACAAGTTCTATATTGTATTAGACAACAAACAAGTCATTGAAAACTCCGACTTATTACTCAAAAAGAAATTTGATAGTGCAGATATACAAGCTAAATTAAAAATTGGAGATAAAGTAGAAGTTAAGACGATTGGATATAGAATACACTTTTTAAATTTATATCCGGTCTTATACGAAGTAAAGAAGGTAGATAAAAAATGATTAAGCAAATACTAAGACTATTATTCTTACTAGCGATGTATGAGCTAGGTAAGTATGTAACTGAGCAAGTATATATTATGATGACGGCTAATGATGATGTAGAGGCGCCGAGTGATTACGTCTTTCGAGCGGAGGTAAGTGAGTGATGTGGATTACTATGACTATTGTATTTGCTATATTGCTATTAGTTTGTATCAGTATTAATAGTGATCGTGCAAGGGAGATACAAGCGCTCAGATATATGAATGATTATCTACTTGATGAAGTAGTTAAAACTAAAGGATACAACGGGTTAAAAGAATACAGGATTGAATTAAAGCGAATGAATAACGATATTAAAAAGTAATTTATATTATCGGAGGTATTGCATTGAATGATAAAGATTGAGAAACACGATATCAAAAAGCTTGAAGAATACATTCAGCACATCGATAACTATCGAAGAGAGTTGAAGATGCGAGAATATGAATTACTTGAAAGTCATGAACCAGATAATGCGGGAGCTGGCAAAAGTAATTTGCCGGGTAACCCGATTGAACGATGTGCAATAAAGAAGTTTAGTGATAACAGGTACAATACATTAAGAAATATAGTTAACGGTGTAGATAGATTGATAGATGAAAGTGATGAGGATACGCTTGAGTTATTAAGGTTTAGATATTGGGATTGTCCTATTGGTTGTTATGAATGGGAAGATATAGCACATTACTTTGGTACAAGTAAGACAAGTATATTACGTAGAAGGAATGCACTGATTGATAAGTTAGCAAAGTATATTGGTTATGTGTAGCGGACTTTTACCCTATGTAAGTCCGCATTAAAACAGTTTATTATGTTAGTATCAGATTAATATTTAAAGTTATTAAATGCTAATACGACGCATGAACAAGAGGCGCATCACTATGTGATGTGTCTTTTTATTTATGAGGTATGAACATGTTCAAACTAATTGTAAATACATTACTACACATCAAGTATAGATGCGTCTTGATACTACTTAAGTTATATAAGGTGAAACATTATGATGACTAAAGACGAACGTATACGATTCTATAAGTCTAAAGAATGGCAAACAACAAGAAAAAGAGTACTAGAAAGAGATAATTATGAATGTCAACAATGTAAGAGAGACGGCAAGTTAACGACATATGACAAAAGCAAACATAAGTCGTTGGATGTAGATCATATATTATCGCTACAACATCATCCGGAGTTTGCTCATGACTTAAACAATTTAGAAACACTGTGTATTAAATGTCACAACAAAAAAGAAAAGAGATTTATAAAAAAAGAAAATAAATGGAAAGACGAAAAATGGTAAATACCCCCGGGTCAAAAAAATCAAAAGCGATCAAAATACTTGGGGAACGGTTAGGGAGTAAACTTCGCGATAATTTTAAAAATCCATGTATAACCCCCCCTCTTATAACCATTTTAAGGCAGGTGATGAAATGGAGATTATAGTCGATGAAAATTTAGTGCTTAAAGAAAAAGAAAGGCTACAAGTATTATATAAAGACATACCTAGCAATAAATTAAAAGTAGTTGATGGTTTAATTATTCAAGCAGCAAGGCTACGTGTAATGCTTGATTACATGTGGGAAGACATAAAAGAAAAAGGTGATTATGATTTATTTACTCAATCTGAAAAGGCGCCACCATATGAAAGGGAAAGACCAGTAGCCAAACTATTTAATGCTAGAGATGCTGCATATCAAAAAATAATCAAACAATTATCGGATTTATTGCCCGAAGAGAAAGAAGACACAGAAACGCCATCTGATGATTACCTATGATTAGTAATAAATACGTTGATGAATATATAAATTTGTGGAAACAAGGAAAGATAATTTTAAATAAAGAAAGAATTGATCTCTTTAATTATCTACAAAAACATATATATTCACGAGATGATGTATATTTTGATGAACAGAAAATCGAGGATTGTATCAAATTTATTGAAAAATGGTATTTTCCAACATTACCATTTCAAAGGTTTATCATAGCTAATATATTTCTTATAGATAAAAATACAGATGAAGCTTTCTTTACAGAATTTGCTATTTTCATGGGACGTGGAGGCGGGAAAAACGGTCTAATAAGTGCTATTAGTGATTTTCTTTCTACGCCCTTACACGGAGTTAAAGAATATCACATCTCCATTATTGCTAATAGTGAAGATCAAGCAAAAACATCGTTTGATGAAATCAGAACCGTTTTAATGGATAACAAACGAAATAAGACGGGTAAAACGCCAAAAGCTCCTTATGAAGTTAGTAAAGCAAAAATAATAAACCGTGCAACTAAATCGGTTATTCGATATAACACATCAAACACAAAAACCAAAGACGGTGGACGTGAGGGGTGTGTTATTTTTGATGAAATTCATTATTTCTTTGGTCCTGAAATGGTAAACGTCAAACGTGGTGGATTAGGTAAAAAGAAAAATAGAAGAACGTTTTATATAAGTACTGATGGTTTTGTTAGAGAGGGTTATATCGATGCAATGAAGCACAAAATTGCAAGTGTATTAAGTGGCAAGGTTAAAAATAGTAGATTGTTTGCTTTTTATTGTAAGTTAGACGATCCAAAAGAAGTTGATGACAGACAGACGTGGGAAAAGGCGAACCCAATGTTACATAAACCGTTATCAGAATACGCTAAAACACTGCTAAGTACGATTGAAGAAGAATATAACGATTTACCATTCAACCGTTCAAATAAGCCCGAATTCATGACTAAGCGAATGAATTTGCCTGAAGTTGACCTTGAAAAAGTAATAGCACCATGGAAAGAAATACTAGCGACTAATAGAGAGATACCAAATTTAGATAATCAAATGTGTATTGGTGGTTTAGACTTTGCAAACATTCGAGATTTTGCAAGTGTAGGGCTATTATTCCGAAAAAACGATGATTACATTTGGTTAGGACATTCGTTTGTAAGACAAGGGTTTTTGGATGATGTCAAATTAGAACCTCCTATTAAAGAATGGGAAAAAATGGGATTATTGACCATTGTCGATGATGATGTCATTGAAATTGAATATATAGTTGATTGGTTTTTAAAGGCTAGAGAAAAATATGGGCTTGAAAAAGTCATAGCTGATAATTATAGAACTGATATTGTAAGACGTGCGTTTGAGGATGCTGGCATAAAACTTGAAGTACTTAGAAATCCAAAAGCAATACATGGATTACTTGCACCACGTATCGATACAATGTTTGCGAAACATAACGTAATATATGGAGACAATCCTTTGATGCGTTGGTTTACTAATAATGTTGCTGTAAAAATCAAGCCGGATGGAAATAAAGAGTATATCAAAAAAGATGAAGTCAGACGTAAAACGGATGGATTTATGGCATTTGTTCATGCGTTATATAGAGCGGATGATATAGTAGACAAAGACATGTCTAAAGCACTTGATGCATTAATGAGTATAGATTTCTAATAGAGGAGGTGAGACATGAGTATTCTAGAAAAGATATTTAAAACTAGGAAAGATATATCATATATGCTTGATTTAGATATGATAGAAGATTTATCACAACAAGCGTATGTGAAACGTTTAGCGATTGATAGTTGTATTGAATTTGTTGCGCGAGCTGTCGCTCAAAGTCATTTTAAAGTATTGGAAGGTAATAGAATTCAAAAGAATGATGTTTACTACAAGTTAAATATAAAACCAAATACTGACTTATCAAGCGATAGTTTTTGGCAACAAGTTATATATAAACTAATTTACGATAACGAGGTTTTAATCGTAGTAAGTGACAGCAAAGAATTACTTATCGCAGATAGCTTTTACAGAGAAGAGTATGCTTTGTATGATGATATATTCAAAGATGTAACGGTTAAAGATTATACTTATCAACGTACTTTCACAATGCAAGAGGTCATATATTTAAAGTACAACAACAATAAAGTGACACACTTTGTAGAAAGTCTATTCGAAGATTACGGGAAAATATTCGGAAGAATGATAGGTGCACAATTAAAAAACTATCAAATAAGAGGGATTTTGAAATCTGCCTCTAGCGCATATGACGAAAAGAATATAGAAAAATTACAAGCGTTCACAAATAAATTATTCAATACTTTTAATAAAAACCAACTAGCAATCGCGCCTTTGATAGAAGGTTTTGATTATGAGGAATTATCTAATGGTGGTAAGAATAGTAACATGCCTTTTTCTGAATTGAGTGAGCTAATGAGAGATGCAATAAAAAATGTTGCGTTGATGATTGGTATACCCCCAGGTTTGATTTACGGAGAAACAGCTGATTTGGAAAAAAACACGCTTGTATTTGAGAAGTTCTGTTTAACACCTTTATTAAAAAAGATTCAGAACGAATTAAACGCGAAACTCATAACTCAAAGCATGTATTTGAAAGATACAAGAATAGAAATTGTCGGTGTGAATAAAAAAGACCCACTTCAATATGCTGAAGCAATTGACAAACTTGTAAGTTCTGGTTCATTTACAAGGAATGAGGTGCGGATTATGTTAGGTGAAGAACCGTCTGACAATCCTGAATTAGACGAATATCTAGTGACGAAGAACTACGAAAAAGCAAACGAAAATGGTAGTACATTGAAAGGTGGTGATGAAGATGAAAGTGGAGATTAAAGGCGTCATCGTTTCCAACGAAGATAAATGGGTTTACGAAATGCTTGGTATGGATTCGACTTGTCCTAAAGATGTTTTAACACAACTAGAATTTAGTGATGAAGATGTTGATATTATAATTAACTCAAATGGTGGTAACCTAGTAGCTGGTAGTGAAATATATACACATTTAAGAGCTCATAAAGGCAAAGTGAATGTTCGTATCACAGCAATAGCAGCAAGTGCGGCATCGCTTATCGCAATGGCTGGTGACCACATCGAAATGAGTCCGGTTGCTAGAATGATGATTCACAATCCTTCAAGTATTGCGCAAGGAGAAGCGAAAGATCTAAATCATGCTGCAGAAACATTAGAACATGTTGGTCAAATAATGGCTGAGGCATATGCGGTTAGAGCTGGTAAAAACAAACAAGAACTTATAGAAATGATGGCTAAGGAAACATGGCTAAATGCTGATGAAGCCATTGAACAAGGTTTTGCGGATAGTAAAATGTTTGAAAACGACAATATGCAAATTGTAGCAAGCGATACACAAGTGTTATCGAAAGATGTATTAAATCGTGTAACAGCTTTGGTAAGTAAAACGCCAGAGGTTAACATTGATATTGACGCAATAGCAAATAAAGTAATTGAAAAAATAAATATGAAAGAAAAGGAATCAGAAATCGATGTTGCAGATAGTAAATTATCAGCAAATGGATTTTCAAGATTCCTTTTTTAATACAAAAATAGGAGGTCATAAAATGACTATAAATTTATCGGAAACATTCGCAAATGCGAAAAACGAATTTATTAATGCAGTAAACAACGGTGAACCGCAAGAAAGACAAAATGAATTGTACGGTGACATGATTAACCAACTATTTGAAGAAACTAAATTACAAGCAAAAGCAGAAGCTGAAAGAGTTTCTAGTTTACCTAAATCAGCACAAACTTTGAGTGCAAACCAAAGAAATTTCTTTATGGATATCAATAAGAGTGTTGGATATAAAGAAGAAAAACTTTTACCAGAAGAAACAATTGATAGAATCTTCGAAGATTTAACAACGAATCATCCATTATTAGCTGACTTAGGTATTAAAAATGCTGGTTTGCGTTTGAAGTTCTTAAAATCCGAAACTTCTGGCGTGGCTGTTTGGGGTAAAATCTATGGTGAAATTAAAGGTCAATTAGATGCTGCGTTCAGTGAAGAAACAGCAATTCAAAATAAATTGACAGCGTTTGTTGTTTTACCAAAAGATTTAAATGATTTTGGTCCTGCGTGGATTGAAAGATTTGTTCGTGTTCAAATCGAAGAAGCATTTGCAGTGGCGCTTGAAACTGCGTTCTTAAAAGGTACTGGTAAAGACCAACCGATTGGCTTAAACCGTCAAGTACAAAAAGGTGTATCGGTAACTGATGGTGCTTATCCAGAGAAAGAAGAACAAGGTACGCTTACATTTGCTAATCCGCGCGCTACGGTTAATGAATTGACGCAAGTGTTTAAATACCACTCAACTAACGAGAAAGGTAAATCAGTAGCGGTTAAAGGTAATGTAACAATGGTTGTTAATCCGTCCGATGCTTTTGAGGTTCAAGCACAGTATACACATTTAAATGCAAATGGCGTATATGTTACTGCTTTACCATTTAATTTGAATGTTATTGAGTCTACAGTTCAAGAAGCAGGTAAGGTTTTAACGTACGTTAAAGGTCTATATGATGGTTATTTAGCTGGTGGTATTAATGTTCAGAAATTTAAAGAAACACTTGCGTTAGATGATATGGATTTATACACTGCAAAACAATTTGCTTACGGCAAAGCGAAAGATAATAAAGTTGCTGCTGTTTGGAAATTAGATTTAAAAGGACATAAACCAGCTTTAGAAGATACCGAAGAAACACTATAAAATTTTATGAGGTGATAAAATGGTGAAATTTAAAGTTGTTAGAGAATTTAAAGACATAGAGCACAATCAACACAAGTACAAAGTAGGGGAGTTGTATCCAGCTGAAGGGTATAACAATCCTCGTGTTGAATTGTTGACAAATCAAATCAAAAATAAGTACGACAAAGTTTATATCGTACCTTTAGATAAGCTGACAAAACAAGAATTATTAGAACTATGCGAATCATTACAAAAAAAAGCGTCTAGTTCAATGGTTAAAAGTGAAATCATCGACTTATTGAATGGTGAAGACAATGACGATTGATGATTTGCTTGTCAAATTTAAATCACTTGAAAAGATTGACCATAATTCAGAGGATGAGTACTTAAAGCAGTTGTTAAAAATGTCGTACGAGCGTATAAAAAATCAGTGCGGAGTTTTTGAATTAGAGAATTTAATAGGTCAAGAATTGATACTTATACGCGCTAGATATGCTTATCAAGATTTATTAGAACACTTCAACGACAATTACAGACCTGAAATAATAGATTTTTCGTTATCTCTAATGGAGGTATCAGAAGATGAAGAAAGTGTTTAAGAAACCTAGAATTACAACTAAACGTTTAAATACGCGTGTTCATTTTTATAAGTATACTGAAAATAATGGTCCAGAAGCTGGAGAAAAAGAAGAAAAATTATTATATAGCTGTTGGGCGAGTATTGATGGTGTCTGGTTACGTGAATTAGAACAAGCTATCTCAAACGGAACGCAAAATGACATTAAATTGTATATTCGTGATCCGCAAGGTGATTATTTACCCAGTGAAGAACATTATCTTGAAATTGAATCAAGATATTTCAAAAATCGTTTGAATATAAAGCAAGTATCACCAGATTTGGATAATAAAGACTTTATTATGATTCGTGGAGGATATAGTTCATGAGTGTGAAAGTGACAGGTGATAAAGCATTAGAAAGAGAATTAGAAAAACATTTTGGCATAAAAGAGATGGTAAAAGTTCAAGATAAGGCGTTAATAGCTGGTGCTAAGGTAATTGTTGAAGAAATAAAAAAACAACTCAAACCTTCAGAAGACTCAGGAGCGCTGATTAGTGAGATTGGTCGTACTGAACCTGAATGGATAAAGGGGAAACGTACTGTTACAATTAGGTGGCGCGGGCCTTTTGAACGATTTAGAATAGTACATTTAATTGAAAATGGTCATGTTGAGAAAAAGTCAGGAAAATTTGTAAAACCTAAAGCTATGGGTGGGATTAATAGAGCAATAAGACAAGGTCAAAATAAGTATTTTGAAACGTTAAAAAGGGAGTTGAAAAAATTGTGATTGATATTTTGTACAAAGTTCATGAAGTGATTAGTCAAGACAGAATTATTAGAGAGCACGTAAATATCAATAATATTAAGTTCAATAAATACCCTAATGTAAAAGATACTGATGTACCTTTTATTGTTATTGACGATATCGACGACCCAATACCTACAACTTATACTGACGGAGATGAGTGTGCATATAGTTATATTGTCCAAATAGATGTTTTTGTTAAGTACAATGATGAATATAATGCGAGAATCATAAGAAATAAGATATCTAATCGTATTCAAAAGTTATTATGGTCTGAACTAAAAATGGGAAATGTTTCAAATGGAAAACCGGAATATATAGAAGAATTTAAAACATATAGAAGCTCTCGCGTTTACGAGGGCATTTTTTATAAGGAGGAAAATTAAATGGCAATAAAACATGCAAGTGCGCCAAAGGCGTATTTTAACATTACTGGTTTAGGTTTCGCTAAATTAACGAAAGAAGGCGCGGAATTAAAATATAGTGATATTACAAAAACAAGAGGATTACAAAAAATTGGTGTTGAAACTGGTGGAGAACTAAAAACAGCTTATGCTGATGGCGGTCCAATTGAATCAGGGAATACAGACGGAGAAGGTAAAATTTCATTAAAAATGCATGCGTTCCCTAAAGAGATTCGCAAAATTGTTTTTAATGAAGATTATGATGAAGATGGCGTTTACGAAGAGAAACAAGGTAAACAAAACAATTACGTAGCTGTATGGTTCAGACAAGAGCGTAGAGACGGTACATTTAGAACAGTTTTATTACCTAAAGTTATGTTTACAAATCCTAAAATTGATGGTGAAACAGCTGAGAAAGACTGGGACTTCTCAAGTGAAGAAGTAGAAGGTGAGGCACTTTTCCCTTTAATTGATAATAAAAAGTCTGTACGTAAATATATCTTTGACTCAGCTAACATGACAAATCATGGTGGCGACGGTGAAAAAGGCGAAGAGGCTTTCTTAAAGAAAATTTTAGGCGAAGAATATACTGGAAACGTGACAGAGGATACGGAAACTTTGTAACGAAACCGGCTTCATCGGAAACTGCGGTAAAGTCGGTTAGTATACCAGATAGCATTAAAACACTTAAAGTTGGCAACACATACGATTTAAATGTTGTAGTAGAACCATCTAATCAAAGGAAGCTAGTAAAATACACAACAGATCAAACTAATGTTGTATCAATAAATAGTGATGGTCAAGTCACTGCAGAAGCGCAAGGCATTGCCACGGTTAAAGCAACTGTTGGTAATATGAGTGACACTATAACAATAAATGTAGAAGCATAAGAGGGGGGCAACCCCTCTATTTTATTTGAAAATAAGGAGAGTATTATAAAATGGCAAAATTAAAACGTAACATTATTCAATTAGTAGAAGACCCAAAAGCAAATGAAATTAAATTACAAACGTACTTAACACCACACTTCATTTCATTTGAAATTGTATACGAAGCAATGGATTTAATCGATGATATTGAGGACGAAAATAGCACGATGAAACCAAGAGAAATCGCTGACAGATTGATGGATATGGTTGTAAAAATTTACGATAACCAATTCACAGTTAAAGACCTAAAAGAACGTATGCATGCACCTGATGGAATGAATGCACTTCGTGAACAAGTAATTTTCATTACTCAAGGTCAGCAAACTGAGGAAACTAGAAATTTTATCCAGAACATGAAATAAAGCCTGAAGATTTAACATATAAAGCAATGTTGAAAAATATGGATACTCTCATGATGGACTTAATTGAAAATGGTAAAGACGCTAACGAAGTTTTAAAAATGCCATTTCATTATGTACTTTCCATATATCAAAATAAAAACAATGACATTTCTGAAGAAAAAGCAGAGGCTTTAATTGATGCGTTTTAACCTTAACCGTTTGGTTAGGGTTATTTTTTTGAACTTTTTTAGAAAGGAGGTAAAAAATGGGAGAAAGAATCAAAGGTTTATCTATAGGTTTAGATTTGGATTCAGCAAATTTAAATAGATCACTTACAGAAATTAAACGAAACTTTAGAACCTTAAATTCAGACTTAAAGTTGACTGGAAACAACTTTAAATATACTGAGAAATCAACTGATAGTTATAAACAACGAATCAAAGAGTTAGATGGAACAATTGCAGGTTATAAGAAAAACGTTGATGATTTAGCCAAGCAATATGACAAGGTATCTCAAGAACAGGGCGAAAACAGTGCAGAAGCTCAAAAGTTACGACAAGAATATAACAAACAAGCAAATGAGCTGAATTATTTAGAAAGAGAATTACAAAAAACATCAGCCGAATTTGAAGAGTTCAAAAAAGCTCAAGTTGAAGCTCAAAGAATGGCAGAAAGTGGCTGGGGAAAAACCAGTAAAGTTTTTGAAAGTATGGGACCTAAATTAACAAAAATGGGTGATGGTTTAAAATCCATTGGTAAAGGTTTGATGATTGGTGTAACTGCACCTGTTTTAGGTATTGCAGCAGCATCAGGAAAAGCTTTTGCAGAAGTTGATAAAGGTTTAGATACAGTTACCCAAGCAACAGGAGCAACCGGCGGAGAGCTTAAGAAGTTGCAGAATTCATTTAAAGATGTTTATGGCAACTTTCCAGCAGACGCTGAGACTGTAGGCGGTGTTTTAGGGGAAGTTAACACAAGGTTAGGTTTCACTGACAAAGAACTTGAGAGTGCCACAGAGTCATTCTTGAAATTTAGTCACATAACAGGTTCTGACGGCGTACAAGCCGTTCAATTAATTACGCGTGCAATGGGTGATGCAGGTATTGAAGCTGATGAGTATCAAAGTGTACTTGATATGGTAGCGAAAGCAGCACAGGCTAGCGGTATAAGTGTTGATACATTAGCTGATAGCATTACTAAATACGGTGCTCCAATGAGGGCTATGGGCTTTGAGATGAAAGAATCAATCGCTTTATTCTCTCAATGGGAGAAATCAGGTGTTAATACTGAAATAGCCTTCAGTGGTTTGAAAAAAGCTATATCCAATTGGGGTAAAGCGGGTAAAGACCCAAGAGAAGAATTTAAGAAGACATTAGCAGAAATTGAAAGGACACCGGATATAGCTAGCGCAACAAGTTTAGCGATTGAAGCATTTGGTGCAAAAGCAGGTCCTGATTTAGCAGATGCTATTAAAGGCGGTCGCTTTAGTTACCAAGAGTTCTTAAAAACTATCGAAGATTCGCAAGGAACGGTCAATCAAACATTTAAAGATTCTGAAAGTGGCTCCGAAAGATTTAAAGTAGCAATGAATAAACTTAAATTAGTAGGTGCTGATGTATGGGCTTCTATTGAAAGTGCGTTTGCTCCAGTAATGGAAGAACTAATCAAAAAGCTATCTATAGCGGTTGATTGGTTTTCAAGTTTAAGTGATGGATCTAAAAGGTCGATTGTTATATTCGGTGGTATTGCTGCTGCAATTGGTCCTGTAGTTTTTGGATTAGGTGCATTCATAAGCACAGTTGGCAACGCAGTAACTGTATTAGCTCCATTATTAGCTAGTATTGCAAAGGCTGACGGATTGATTAGTTTTTTATCAACTAAAGTACCTATTTTAGGAACAGTCTTCACAGCATTAACTGGTCCAATTGGTATCGTGTTAGGTGTACTGGCTGGTTTAGCAGTCGCATTTACAATAGCTTATAAGAAATCTGAAACATTCAGAAATTTTGTTAATGGTGCAATTAACAGTGTTAAACAAACGTTTAGTAATTTCATTCAATTTATCCAACCTTTCATTGATTCCGTTAAAAACATCTTTAAACAAGCGGTTTCAGCAATCGTTGATTTCGCTAAAGATATTTGGAGTCAAATTAATGGATTCTTTAATGAAAACGGAATTTCTATTGTTCAAGCGCTTCAAAATATATGCAACTTTATTAAAGCGATATTTGAATTTATTTTAAATTTTGTAATTAAACCAATCATGTTTGCGATTTGGCAAGTGATGCAATTTATTTGGCCAGCGGTTAAAGCCTTGATTGTCAGTACTTGGGAGAATATAAAAGGAGTAATACAAGGTGCTTTAAATATCATACTTGGCTTTATTAAGTTCTTTTCAAGTTTATTCACTGGTAACTGGCGAGGCGTTTGGGACGGTATTGTGATGATACTAAAAGGCACTGTGCAGTTAATTTGGAATTTAATACAACTGTGGTTTGTAGGTAAGATTCTAGGTGTTGTTAGATACTTTGGTGGATTGCTTAAAGGTTTAATATCCGGTATCTGGGGTGTTATCAAAGGTATTTTCACAAAATCATTATCTGCAATTTGGAATGCAACGAAAAGTATTTTCGGTTTCTTATACAATAGTGTTAAATCTATTTTCACTAATATGAAAAACTGGTTATCTAGTACGTGGAATAATATCAAAAGCAATACCGTCGGCAAGGCTCATTCGTTATTTACGGGTGTAAGGTCTAAATTCACAAGTTTATGGAATGCGACGAAAGATATATTTACTAAGTTAAGAAATTGGATGTCAAACATCTGGAACTCTATTAAAGATAACACGGTAGGTATAGCTGGTCGTTTGTGGGATAAAGTACGTAATATCTTCGGAAACATGCGTGACGGTTTAAAATCTATCATTGGTAAAATTAAAGATCATATCGGCGGTATGGTAAGCGCTATTAAAAAAGGACTTAATAAGCTGATTGAAGGTTTAAACTGGGTCGGTGGTAAGTTGGGCATGGATAAAATACCTAAGTTACACACTGGTACAGAGCACACACATACTACTACAAGATTAGTTAAGAACGGTAAGATTGCACGTGACACATTCGCTACAGTTGGGGACAAGGGACGCGGAAATGGTCCAAATGGTTTTAGAAATGAAATGATTGAATTCCCTAATGGTAAACGTGTAATCACACCAAATACAGATACTACCGCTTATTTACCTAAAGGCTCAAAAGTATACAACGGGGCACAAACTTATTCAATGTTAAACGGAACGCTTCCAAGATTTAGTTTAGGTACTATGTGGAAAGATATTAAATCCGGTGCATCATCGGCATTTAATTGGACAAAAGATCAAATAGGTAAAGGTACCAAATGGCTTGGCGATAAAGTTGGCGATGTTTTAGATTTTATGGAAAATCCAGGCAAACTTTTAAATTATATACTTGAAGCTTTTGGAATTGATTTCAATTCTTTAACTAAAGGTATGGGAATTGCAGGCGACATAACAAAAGCTGCATGGTCTAAGATTAAGAAAAGTGCTACTGATTGGATAAAAGAAAATTTAGAAGCTATGGGCGGTGGCGATTTAGTCGGTGGAATATTAGACCCTGACAAAATTAAATATCATTATGGACGTACCGCAGCTTATACCGCTGAAACTGGAAGACCATTTCATGAAGGTGTCGATTTTCCATTTGTATATCAAGAAGTTAGAACGCCGATGGGTGGCAGACTTACAAGAATGCCATTTATGTCTGGTGGTTATGGTAATTATGTAAAAATTACTAGTGGAGTTATCGATATGCTATTTGCGCATTTGAAAAACTTTAGCAAATCACCACCTAGTGGCACGATGGTAAAGCCCGGTGATGTTGTTGGTTTAACTGGTAATACCGGATTTAGTACAGGACCACATTTACATTTTGAAATGAGGAGAAATGGACGACATTTTGACCCTGAACCATATTTAAGGAATGCCAAGAAAAAAGGTAGGTTATCAATTGGTGGCGGTGGCGCTACTTCTGGAAGTGGTGCAACTTATGCCAGCCGAGTAATCCGACAAGCACAAAGTATTTTAGGAGGACGTTATAAAGGTAAGTGGATTCATGACCAGATGATGCGAGTTGCAAAGCGCGAAAGTAACTACCAGTCAAATGCAGTGAATAACTGGGATATAAATGCTCAAAGAGGAGACCCATCAAGAGGATTATTCCAAATCATCGGCTCAACTTTTAGAGCAAACGCTAAACGTGGATATACTAACTTTAATAATCCGGTTCATCAAGGTATTTCAGCAATGCAGTACATTGTTAGACGCTACGGTTGGGATGGATTTAAGCGTGCGGGTGATTACGCATATGCTACAGGCGGAAAAGTTTTTGATGGTTGGTATAACTTAGGTGAAGACGGTCATCCAGAATGGGTTATTCCAACAGATCCAGCTCGTAGAAATGATGCAATGAAGATGTTACATTATGCAGCAGCAGAAGTAAGAGGGAGAAAAGCGAGTAAAAATAAGCGTCCTAGTCAATTGTCTAGTGTAAATGGGTTTGATGATCCAAGCTTATTATTGAAAATGATTGAACAACAGCAACAACAAATAGCTTTATTACTGAAAATAGCGCAATCCAACGATGTGATTGCAGATAAAGATTATCAGCCGATTATTGACGAATACGCTTTTGATAAAAAGGTGAACGCGTCTATAGAAAAGCGAGAAAGGCAAGAATCAACAAAAGTAAAGTTTAGAAAAGGAGGAATTGCTATTCAATGATAGACACTATTAAAGTGAACAACAAAACAATTCCTTGGTTGTATGTCGAAAGAGGGTTTGAAATACCCTCTTTTAATTATGTTTTAAAAACAGAAAATGTAGATGGACGTTCGGGGGCTATATATAAAGGGCGTAGGCTTGAATCTTATAGTTTTGATATACCTTTAGTGGTACGTAATGACTATTTATCTCACAACGGCATTAAAACATATGATGACGTCTTGAATGAATTAGTAAAGTTTTTTAACTACGAGGAACAAGTTAAATTACAATTCAAATCTAAAGATTGGTACTGGAACGCTTATTTTGAAGGACCAATAAAGCTGCACAAAGAATTTACAATACCTGTTAAGTTCACTATCAAAGTAGTACTAACAGACCCTTACAAATATTCAGTAACAGGAAATAAAAATACTGCGATTTCAGACCAAGTTTCAGTTGTAAATAGTGGGACTGCTGACACTCCTTTAATTGTTGAAGCCCGAGCAATTAAACCATCTAGTTACTTTATGATCACTAAAAATGATGAAGATTATTTTATGGTTGGTGATGATGAGGTAACCAAAGAAGTTAAGGATTACATGCCTCCTGTTTATCATAGTGAGTTTCGTGATTTCAAAGGTTGGACTAAGATGATTACTGAAGATATTCCAAGTAATGACTTAGGTGGTAAGGTCGGCGGTGACTTTGTGATATCCAATCTTGGCGAAGGATATAAAGCAACTAATTTTCCTGATGCAAAAGGTTGGGTTGGTGCTGGCACAAAACGAGGGCTCCCTAAAGCGATGACAGATTTTCAAATTACCTATAAATGTATTGTTGAACAAAAAGGTAAAGGTGCCGGAAGAACAGCACAACATATTTATGATAGTGATGGTAAGTTACTTGCTTCTATTGGTTATGAAAATAAATATCATGATAGAAAAATAGGACATATTGTTGTTACGTTGTATAACCAAAAAGGAGACCCCAAAAAGATATACGACTATCAGAATAAACCGATAATGTATAACTTGGACAGAATCGTTGTTTATATGCGGCTCAGAAGAGTAGGTAATAAATTTTCTATTAAAACTTGGAAATTTGATCACATTAAAGACCCAGATAGACGTAAACCTATTGATATGGATGAGAAAGAGTGGATAGATGGCGGTAAGTTTTATCAGCGTCCAGCTTCTATCATAGCTATCTATAGTGCGAAGTATAACGGTTATAAGTGGATGGAGATGAATGGATTAGGTTCATTCAATACGGAGATTCTACCGAAACCGAAAGGCGCAAGGGATGTCATTATACAAAAAGGTGATTTAGTGAAAATAGATATGCAAGCAAAAAGTGTTGTCATCAATGAGGAACCAATGTTGAGCGAGAAATCGTTTGGAAGTAATTATTTCAATGTTGATTCTGGGTACAGTGAATTAATCATACAACCTGAAAACATCTTTGATACGACGGTTAAATGGCAAGATAGATATTTATAGAAAGGAGATGAGAGTGTGATACATGTTTTAGATTTTAACGACAAGATTATAGATTTCCTTTCTACTGATGACCCTTCCTTAGTTAGAGCGATTCATAAACGTAATGTTAATGACAATTCAGAAATGCTTGAACTGCTCATATCATCAGAAAGAGCTGAAAAGTTCCGTGAACGACATCGTGTTATTATAAGGGATTCAAACAAACAATGGCGTGAATTTATTATTAACTGGGTTCAAGATACGATGGACGGCTACACAGAGATAGAATGTATAGCGTCTTATCTTGCTGATATAACAACAGCTAAACCGTATGCACCAGGAAAATTTGAGAAAAAGACAACTTCAGAAGCATTGAAAGATGTGTTGAGCGATACAGGTTGGGAAGTTTCTGAACAAACCGAATACGATGGTTTACGTACTACGTCATGGACTTCTTATCAAACTAGATATGAAGTTTTAAAGCAATTATGTACAACCTATAAAATGGTTTTAGATTTTTATATTGAGCTTAGCTCTAATACCGTCAAAGGTAGATATGTAGTACTCAAAAAGAAAAACAGCTTATTCAAAGGTAAAGAAATTGAATATGGTAAAGATTTAGTCGGGTTAACTAGGAAGATTGATATGTCAGAAATCAAAACAGCATTAATTGCTGTGGGACCTGAAAATGACAAAGGGAAGCGTTTAGAGCTAGTTGTGACAGATGACGAAGCGCAAAGTCAATTCAACCTACCTATGCGCTATATTTGGGGGATATATGAACCACAATCAGATGATCAAAATATGAATGAAACACGATTAAGTTCTTTAGCCAAAACAGAGTTAAATAAACGTAAGTCGGCAGTTATGTCATATGAGATTACTTCTACTGATTTGGAAGTTACGTATCCGCACGAGATTATATCAATTGGCGATACAGTCAGAGTAAAACATAGAGATTTTAACCCGCCATTGTATGTAGAGGCAGAAGTTATTGCTGAAGAATATAACATAATTTCAGAAAATAGCACATATACATTCGGTCAACCTAAAGAGTTCAAAGAATCAGAATTACGAGAAGAGTTTAACAAGCGATTAAACCTAATACACCAAAAATTAAACGACAATATTAGCAATATCAATACTATAGTAAAAGATGTTGTAGATGGTGAATTAGAATACTTTGAACGCAAAATTCATAAAAGTGATACACCGCCAGAAAATCCAGTCAATGATACGCTTTGGTATGATACAAGTAACCCTGATGTTGCTGTCTTGCGTAGATATTGGAATGGTCGATGGATTGAAGCAACACCAAATGATGTTGAAAAATTAGGTGGTATAACAAGAGAGAAAGCGCTATTCAGTGAATTAAACAATATTTTTATTAATTTATCTATACAACACGCTAGTCTTTTGTCAGAAGCTACAGAATTACTGAATAGCGAGTACTTAGTAGATAATGATTTGAAAGCGGACTTACAAGCAAGTTTAGACGCTGTGATTGATGTTTATAATCAAATTAAAAATAATTTAGAATCTATGACACCCGAAACTGCAACGATTGGTCGGTTGGTAGATACAAAAACTTTATTTCTTGAGTATAGAAAGAAATTACAAGATGTTTATACAGATGTAGAAGATGTCAAAATCGCCATTTCAGATAGATTTAAATTATTACAGTCACAATACACTGATGAAAAATATAAAGAAGCGTTGGAAATAATAGCAACAAAATTTGGTTTAACGGTGAATGAAGATTTGCAGTTAGTCGGAGAACCTAATGTTGTTAAATCAGCTATTGAAGCAGCTAGAGAATCCACAAAAGAACAATTACGTGACTATGTAAAAACATCGGACTATAAAACAGACAAAGACGGTATTGTTGAACGTTTAGATACTGCTGAAGCTGAGAGAACGACTTTAAAAGGTGAAATCAAAGATAAAGTTACGTTAAACGAATATCGAAACGGATTGGAAGAACAAAAACAATATACTGATGACCAGTTAAGTGATTTGTCCAATAATCCTGAGATTAAAGCAAGTATTGAACAAGCAAATCAAGAAGCGCAAGAAGCTTTAAAATCATACATTGATGCTCAAGATAATCTTAAAGAGAAGGAATCGCAAGCGTATGCTGATGGTAAAATTTCGGAAGAAGAGCAACGCGCTATACAAGATGCTCAAGCTAAACTTGAAGAGGCAAAACAAAACGCAGAACTAAAGGCTAGAAACGCTGAAAAGAAAGCTAATGCTTATACAGACAACAAGGTCAAAGAAAGCACAGATGCACAGAGGAGAACACTGACTCGCTATGGTTCTCAAATTATACAAAATGGTAAGGAAATCAAATTAAGAACTACTAAAGAAGAGTTTAATGCAACCAATCGTACACTTTCAAATATATTAAACGAGATTGTCCAAAACGTTACAGATGGAACAACAATCAGATATGATGATAACGGAGTGGCTCAAGCTTTAAATGTGGGGCCACGTGGTATTAGATTAAATGCTGATAAAATTGATATTAACGGTAATAGAGAAATAAACCTTCTTATCCAAAATATGCGAGATAAAGTAGATAAAACCGATATTGTCAACAGCCTTAATTTATCAAGAGAGGGTCTTGATATCAATGTTAATAGAATTGGAATTAAAGGCGGTAACAATAACAGATATGTTCAAATACAGAATGATTCTATTGAACTAGGTGGTATTGTGCAACGAACTTGGAAAGGCAAACGATCAACCGATGATATATTCACACGTCTTAAAGATGGACATCTAAGGTTTAGAAATAATACCGCAGGCGGTTCACTTTATATGTCACATTTTGGTATTTCAACATATATTGATGGAGAAGGCGAAGACGGAGGTTCATCCGGTACTATTCAATGGTGGGATAAAACTTACAGTGATAGCGGTATGAATGGCATAACAATCAATTCCTATGGTGGTGTCGTTGCACTAACGTCAGATAATAATCGGGTTGTTCTGGAGTCTTACGCTTCATCGAATATCAAAAGCAAACAGGCACCGGTGTATTTATATCCAAACACAGACAAAGTGCCTGGATTAAACCGATTTGCATTCACGCTGTCTAATGCAGATAATGCTTATTCGAGTGACGGTTATATTATGTTTGGTTCTGATGAGAACTATGATTACGGTGCGGGTATCAGGTTTTCTAAAGAAAGAAATAAAGGTCTTGTTCAAATTGTTAATGGACGATATGCAACAGGTGGAGATACAACAATCGAAGCAGGGTATGGCAAATTTAATGTGCTGAAACGACGTGATGGTAATAGGTATATTCATATACAGAGTACAGACCTACTGTCTGTAGGTTCAGATGATGCAGGAGATAGGATAGCTTCTAACTCAATTTATAGACGTACTTATTCGGCCGCAGCTAATTTGCATATTACTTCTGCTGGCACAATTGGGCGTTCGACATCAGCGCGTAAATACAAGTTATCTATCGAAAATCAATATAACGATAGAGATGAACAACTGGAACATTCAAAAGCTATTCTTAACTTACCTATTAGAACGTGGTTTGATAAAGCTGAGTCTGAAATTTTAGCTAGAGAGCTGAGAGAAGATAGAAAATTATCGGAAGACACCTATAAACTTGATAGATACGTAGGTTTGATTGCTGAAGAGGTGGAGAATTTAGGATTAAAAGAGTTTGTCACGTATGATGACAAAGGAGAAATTGAAGGTATAGCGTATGATCGTCTATGGATTCATCTTATCCCTGTTATCAAAGAACAACAACTAAGAATCAAGAAATTGGAGGAGTCAAAGAATGCAGGATAACAAACAAGGATTACAAGCTAATCCTGAATATACAATTCATTATTTATCACAGGAAATTATGAGGTTAACACAAGAAAACGCGATGTTAAAAGCGTATATACAAGAAAATAAAGAAAATCAACAATGTGCTGAGGAAGAGTAATCTTTAGCACTATTTTTATACAAAAATTTAAGGAGGTCATTTAATTATGGCAAAAGAAATTATCAACAATACAGAAAGGTTTATTTTAGTACAAATCGACAAAGAAGGTACAGAACGTGTAGTATATCAAGATTTCACAGGAAGTTTTACAACTTCTGAAATGGTTAACCATGCTCAAGATTTTAAATCTGAAGAAAACGCTAAGAAAATTGCGGAGACGTTAAATTTGTTATATCAATTAACTAACAAAAAACAACGTGTGAAAGTAGTTAAAGAAGTAGTTGAAAGATCAGATTTATCTCCAGAGGTAACAGTTAACACTGAAACAGTATGAAAAGCTATGAGTTAGATACTCATAATCTTTATTCTTTTAGAAAGCGGGTGTACTGAATTGGGGTGGTTCAAAAAACACGAACATGAATGGCGCATCAGAAGGTTAGAAGAGAATGATAAAACAATGCTCAGCACACTCAACGAAATTAAATTAGGTCAAAAAACCCAAGAGCAAGTTAACATTAAATTAGATAAAACCTTAGATGCTATTCAAAAAGAAAGAGAAATAGATGAAAAGAATAAGAAAGAAAATGATAAGAACATACGTGATATGAAAATGTGGGTGCTTGGTTTAGTTGGGACAATATTTGGGTCGCTAATTATAGCATTATTGCGTATGCTTATGGGCATATAAGAGAGGTGAATAAAATGTTTAAACTAATCTTTGGTTATAGTTTCTGGACATGTTTTTGGTTCGGTAAATGTAAATAAGTTTTAGTCAGTGCTTCGGTACTGACTTTTTATTTATTGTTGTAATTATGGTAATATGCAGAAGTGAGCAAGTTGGATAGATGGTGGCTATCTGAGTATAAGGAGGTGGTGCCTATGGTGGCATTACTGAAATCTTTAGAAAGGAGACGCCTAATGATTACAATTAGTACCATGTTGCAGTTTGGTTTATTCCTTATTGCATTGATAGGTCTAGTAATCAAGCTTATTGAATTAAGCAATAAAAAATAACCATCGCTAACTTTGGCTGGTTTCGATGGTTAAATGGTTATTAATTTAATCTTTAATCTAAAATAGCCACCGTCTTTTTAACGGGCTCATTAGGGTAACATGTTTGCGCATGTTGCCCTTTTTCTATATATAAATTAACACACCATAATATAAATATCAAATAGACGGCTTATTAGTCGTCTTTTTATTTTGGGTAAAAGGAGATAAGAATATGATTAATTGGAAAATTAGAATGAAACAAAAATCATTTTGGGTAGCGATATTGTCAGCTATCTTTTTATTTGCTCAAAACATCGCAAAAGCTATTGGGTATGATATCCAAGTTTATACAGAGCAATTAACAGACGGTTTAAACGCTATATTAGGATTTTTAGTATTAACTGGTGTGATTCAAGACCCGACTACTAAAGGTATAGGTGATAGCCACCAAGCTTTAGAATATGAAGAACCAAGAAGAAAATACTAGGAGGTAAAATAATGAAAACATACAGTGAAGCAAGAGCAAGGTTACGTTGGTATCAAGGTAGATATATTGATTTTGACGGTTGGTATGGTTACCAATGTGCAGATTTAGCAGTTGATTACATTTATTGGTTGTTAGAAATTAGAATGTGGGGAAATGCAAAAGATGCAATCAATAACGATTTTAAAAACATGGCAACAGTATATGAAAACACACCATCGTTTGTTCCACAAATAGGTGATGTGGCTGTATTTACCAAAGGAATATATAAACAATACGGTCATATTGGTTTAGTGTTTAATGGTGGTAATACAAACCAATTTTTAATTTTGGAACAGAACTATGACGGTAACGCAAATACGCCTGCAAAGTTACGTTGGGATAATTATTACGGCTGTACTCACTTTATTAGACCTAAGTATAAAAGTGAGGGCTTAATGAATAAGATCACAAATAAAGTTAAACCACCTGCTCAAAAAGCAGTCGGTAAATCTGCAAGTAAAATAACAGTTGGAAGTAAAGCGCCTTATAACCTTAAATGGTCAAAAGGTGCTTATTTTAATGCGAAAATCGACGGCTTAGGTGCTACTTCAGCCACTAGATACGGTGATAATCGTACTAACTATAGATTCGATGTTGGACAGGCTGTATACGCGCCTGGAACATTAATATATGTGTTTGAAATTATAGATGGTTGGTGTCGCATTTATTGGAACAATTATAATGAGTGGATATGGCATGAGAGATTGATTGTGAAAGAAGTGTTTTAATATAATGTTTGCTTAAATGTTGTATTGTGATATAATAACATTATTCTTTAGATAACATTACTCTCAAGATTTAAATGTGCATAACAGGCAGGTACTTCGGTACTTGCCTATTTTTTTTATGTTATACTTACTTTTATATAGTAGGAGTGAACTATATAGCCGGGCAGAGGCCATGTATCTGACTGTTGGTCCCACAGGAGACATCTTCCTTGTCATCACTCGATACATATATCTTGATAACATAGAGTTGTTACAGTCGCTACACCACTCATACTAGTTACTGGGTGGTTTTTTATATGTTTAAAAACCGTTATAAATGCTATAATAATGCTATACATGTGATAAAATGAGGTAATATATATGAACGAAAAAACTGGTATAGACCAATTTATGAGAAAAGAAATCGAAAGTTTAGGCGTAAGTTACGATGAACAACAAAGCAGCAATGTTGAAATAGCGGAAGCGCTAAAAACAGCAAGTAAAAGTTTAAGCGGAAAAGTAGGTAAACCAGAATTTTTATTTTTTAGCGATGAATTTTTAGTCGTTGTTGAGGATAAAAAAGATATACATAAGCATGAAATGAAGTCTGAACGAGGTGAACTAATACTAGATTCACCAGAAATATTGAAAGATTATGCTGTAAATGGCGCAGTGCATTATGCGCGGCACATTATTAAACATACAAATATAGTTGAAAAGGTTTTTGCGGTTGGCGCATCAGGTGATGGGCATTCGAATAAAATTAGCATACATTATGTAGATAGCAAAAGCTATAAATATATTTCAGATATAAACAACTTAGAGGATTTGAAAGAAGAAAACATTGAAGAATTTTATCGTGTTTCTGTGTTAGGAGAGTTGCCTAAAGAAGAAAGAGAGTTAATAGAAGTTAATAAAATTGCTGCCGATTTGCACGAGGACTTAAGGAACTATGGTTCGCTTGAAGGTGAAAAGAAAGCTTCTGTAGTGTCCGCAATTTTACTAGCTTTAGAAAATGAAGAAGTGATTTTTAATGTGGATAAACTACAAGGACTTCAAGGTGAGGGTGTTAAAGATGGCGAAATCCTCTTTGATGCTATTGATAAATATTTAAGAAATAAAAGTTTAATGCCTCATGCTAAAATTGGTGAATTAAAAGATAACTTCACTTTTATACAGAACGATTTGACGTTAAATAGATCAAGAGAAGACTTAAAGATGACACCATTAAAATATTTTACTATCAAGCTAAGTAATAAATTAAAGAAAAATATCAAACATTCTGATATGGATATACTAGGTAATTTTTATGGTGAGTTTGTAAAATATGGAGGAAATGATGGTAATTCATTAGGCATAGTCTTAACACCTAGACATATTACAAACCTGATGTGCGAATTAATTGATATTGATGAAAATGATTATGTATTAGATCCATGCTGTGGTTCAGGTGGGTTTTTAATAGCTGCCATGAATAGAATGTTAGGAAAAACAAATGATGAAATCAAAAAAGCTGAAATAAAACAAAATCAATTACATGGAATTGAATTACAACAAAAGTTATTCACTATAGCAACTACAAATATGATTTTACGTGGTGATGGTAAAAGTAATCTAAAACGTGATGACATATTCCATGTTGAAACAGGTCTATATAAAAATCAAATTACTAAGGCATTAATTAACCCCCCATATTCACAAGCTAAAACGAAAAACTTAAGTCACTTATCAGAAATTAGTTTTATCAATGAAACGTTGTCACTAATGAAAAAGGACGCTAAGTTAGCCGCTATCGTTCCACAGAGTACAATGATTGGTAAAACTAATAATGATAAGAATTACAAGCGCGAAATACTAGAAAAGCATTCGTTAGAAACAGTAATTACGCTTAATAAAGATACCTTTTATGGCGTGGGAGTAAATCCGTGTATAGCAATTTTCACTGCAGGTGTTCCACAAGACAACAAAAAACGTGTTAACTTTGTAAACTTTTCTGATGATGGTTATATAGTGCGTAAACATGTGGGATTAGTTGGAGATGGTACCGAGAAATCAAAAAAAGAATATCTTTTAAACGTGTTAAATGATTATGAAGATGCGGATACTAACTTTTTAGTTAAATCCCCTATTACTTGGAAGGATGAATGGTTGCATAGCTTCTTTTACTACAATGAAGAAATTCCTACAGATGAAGATTTCGAAAAGACAATAGCTGATTACTTATCATTTGAATTTGATATGAAACTGCACGGCAGGGGGGATTTATTCGATAATGAAACTGAGTGATAGAGAATGGAAGGCGTTTACAACTGATGAGTTATTCAGTATTAAATCTGGGACTACGTCTGACTTTTCAAAATTGAATTTAAAAAACGATTCAAAGTTACCGTGTATAGGGGCAAAATATAAAAATAATGGTGTGGTAGGTTTCGCTAATAATGAAGAACTGAAAGTAGAAGGAAACGCTTTAGTTTTTATTAAAACTGGAGAAGGTTCTGTTGGACTAACTCTTTATAAAGCAGAAGATTTTATACCGCACAAAAATGTTTACATAGGCTATAACGTAAGCTTAAATAAATATATAGGCTTGTTTATTGCAACTATGTACAATAAACAGAAATTTATATATAACTATGGCTATGGTCTAAACCAATTAAGAGTAAAAAGACGTAAAATATTGCTTCCTTCTAAAAATAATAGTCCTGATTACGAATTCATGGAACGATACATCAAAGAAAAATATTTTAATCTAAAATCACATATAAAAGAGAAACAAAAACACAAAATTTCTGATTGGCGAGAGTTAGATGAGGTTGAGTGGCTACCCTTCTCAACTTCAGAAGTTTTTAATACTATTCAACGAGGAAAAAGGTTAACTAAATCTAATCAAATAAAAGGATTAACACCTTACATATCCTCTAGTGGTATTAATAACGGATTAGATAACTTTATTTCAAATAGCGAAAAAATTAGAGTTTTTGATAATTGTTTAACAATAGCAAACAGCGGAAGTGTAGGAAGTACTTTTTATCATACGTATAGATTCATTGCTAGTGATCACGTTACTCACTTAAAAAATAATAATTTAAATAAGTTTACTTATTTATTTATAGCTAATATGCTACGTAGACTAGAAGGAAAGTATAGTTTTAATCGTGAAATTAATGATTTTCGTATTAAAAGAGAACGCATATTACTCCCCACTAAAAACAATCAGCCCGACTATGAATTTATGGAGCAATACATGAAGCGAAAAGAAAATAAGATATTAGATAGATTATAAATGATCAAACCACACCACCTATTAATTTAGGAGTGTGGTTATTTTTTTGTGTTTTTTTCGGGGCGAAAAAAGGGCAAATTATTTAAATAAGGGCAAACATGCGTGGAAAACACAGAGGTTTAAAAATGCCAAAACCGTTGATATGACAAGGTTTTTATACGTTTGTATACAACGACGAATTATCTATTCGCCATCACATTATGACGATATGTTTATTTTAAACACACAAGCTCATGCTCGTCTTGATCAAATGGCACAACAGTTTGAAGTTGTTTGTAATGGCTTGAACGAAAATGAAGGACAAGCTATTCAAACAATGGATCAATCTGCCTCGTTAATTCGTTCAAACTTAATTCAAGTTAAAGAACAATTAGAAAAACTAGCAGTTTACTAA